AGAGTGGCTCTTTCTCACAGGAGTGACGACTGCATGTGTTGCTGGAGGTTTTGCAATAGGGTACGGAATAACTCAAATTATCACGCAAATATATCGTGCCTTTAGAGACAAGATAGTTACATCACTGCAAGGGCAAGCATATGATACTAATCCCCGTGTTAAATCGCAGCCGCAAAATACTGTTTTCCAAACGCAAAGCGACGAAGATAAAACGCGAAAGATTAGGAGAAACATTCGCGTCATACGCATGGTTGATGGAGAATGTGATGATATTCTGTGTTCCATGTATTGTTTGGTGTTTGAAAGTAAATTTGTATTGGTGCCAAAACATTTTATTGAGTCATATAGAAAACGAAAAACGCGTGGTGACCATATATCAGTAGAAATTGAATTGATTACAGTTGATGGTGAGATGTTGCGGATGGAGAAGGTTTCCATTAATGAATCTAATATGTGTAGTGTCAACGGACCAAATGGTACTAATAGTGATTTAGTACTGTTGTACCTAGCCAACGCCAATATTAATGGGGCTGGTAAAATATCCCAATTTATACCTTCACGAGTGGAATTTGCAATTATGCTCAAAGGGAGGGATGTTGAAGCAGCCATTCTTGGTAAGCATGAAGATTTGGATATCGCAGTCGTTACTACAGTCAGAAACCAACTCATAGAAACTGACAAGAAAGAAACATATAATATGATATTGGGGACATTTTGCAATACTATAACTAAGAATGGTGATTGTGGGCGACCTTATTATTTTACTAATAATCGCCCAAAACCACTGTATGCTCTTCACTCTGCTATTGCGAATAAAATAACGGCGGGAGCTACTCCGCTTATATTGGAAGACATTATGGAAGCATATAATAAAATAAGGAATGTTGAAGTGCCTATATTGGAAAAAACTGTTGTATCATTGCAGTGTGATAATCATGTGTCAAAGTATTGGAATACTTCTATTCAAAATAGGGGTGAAGTGTCTATCAATGGAATCAAGTTAAGTAAGTATACTATCAATAAGACAGATAAACGAAAGTGGCTTGAACACATTGACTGGCCTGTAAAATACGCTCCTTCATACAAAGGGATAACTGATACTTATCATGTGATGTATACTAATGCTCAGAAGTGTATTCCGAAGTATACTCATGTAGTTGAACCACGTATACATGACAAGTGTGTCGAATTTTATACTAGATCTTTTCCAGAGGAAAGAGATAAACATATATTAACAGAATTTGAATGTATTAATGGATATGGTAGTATGGAACGTTTGGTGATGAGTACTTCAAGTGGTATTTTAGCTAATTGGTTTTCTAATGGTAAATATGAATTTTTCGATTCGGATGGTAAAGATGAGCCAAGTTATACTTTTTCGTATAAAGCCAAAACATATAATATTCCTATTTTCAATCAAACTTTCGTGGAAAGACTTCAAGATTTTGATAGTGGTATACAGATAGGTGAAATACGTGATAGTCCTATATGGGTGGCTACTGTAAAAGACGAATTGCGGAAATTGGAAAAAGTAGAGCAAAAGAAGACTAGAATTTTTGAACAACCATCTTTGGAATATACATTACTAGTTAGAAAATACTTTGGTGCATTTCTTAATTACATTAAAAGCAAAGCAGGGTTTGTTACGCACAGTGCTATAGGCATTGATTATGAGGCAGCTTGGAAGAGTATTTACCAATATTTAGAGAGTAAAGGTAATAATGGATTTGATGTTGATTATACTAATTATGATGGGAGTGTGTCTCCGCAAGCATTTGATTTTTATCGGAGTCTCCGTCAGGTTTTCCATGGGATTCGACTGGATTACGTTCTGACTTCGCCTCTGTGGCTTGGTCGCTGCAGCAACGGGAAGGATATTCCCCCTATGATTTCTTTATTCGCAACTCTAGATATCAGTGCAGGTTTCGTCCATTATTGATTGATCTTTGAATAAGTATTTCCATGGACTCTTCCAAGGGACCGAAACGATTGTTAGAATTGGAGTCAAGTGCCTCTGGTCGACAGGAGGCCTCACAAAATGAAGCAGATCGAGAAGATGCGAAACGCCAGCACAAGGCATTAGAGAGTACTGGAGACGATTTCGAGGAATTTGTTGCTTTGTTGGATAGAATTCAATATATGAAAAGTAAGCACATTAATTTCGGTATTTCGGAGGAGATATCCATGCGAGAAGACTCGGATGTCAAAGTTAACAAACCTAAATCGCCATGCATACCCTCGTTCGAGTGGGAGGACTTTGGTGTATCTGCAGCTAAGAAAACCATGTCTGCACAAACGGATATATGCAGCCTTTCTACGGAGGAAAATCCAAGCGGATATGAGGAAAAGGGAAAACAAATCATTCAGCCTGGTAACTATCCCAAAATCGGTTCTTCTTCGGATGCATATGATAAGAGTCCCGCCGAACGTTTTGATCTGAACGTGGAGGCCTCGTGAAACTATACGAACTCTTTAGGGTTATACAGATTTGCTGTACAGATACCACTGTACTGTACGTTGAAAAGCATGTCTGTCTATGCACAAAATCTACAGCAGCATCAGTCGTCTATGTATTAGGTATGTTGTTTTGATAAAATTGAAGTAACCCTTGCAGTGTATTGTTTTGATAAATTGAAGTAAGACTTGCAGGAGTGCCTATGCGAACTTCGTTTACCCAATACATTGATATGACACACAGATTACTACATGTTCC